GTACGTCCTTGCCGGTCTGCTTGGCGAGGGCGAAGGACGCCTGGTTGCCTCGGAGGCCAGCCATTAGCGGGCCACCTCAACGTAGGGAGCGCCGGTCACGATCAGGTCGCCAACGGCGGCCGGAACGGTCACGGGCGTCGAAGACACGACCACTCGGCCGTGCTCGTCGGTGTAGTCGTCGTCAGGGGACAGCCCTGGGACGGCCACGGCAACCTCGCTTGCATCCTCGTCCTTGGCGAGTACGAGCTTGAGGGTCGGCGCACTGGGCGCTTTCGGCGCCTTCGGCTCCTCCGTCTTCGGCTCTTGTACCGGCTCGACGAGGTCGCGCGCCTTCTCTTGCTTCTCAGCCATCTCATAGAGACTATCGCAGGGTGTGCCAGGTCACTGCGTGAGCGACGCCGGATTGTCGCACTGCGCGATCACGAGCGCCTCCAGGCGTGAAATGTTGCCCGTGGGGTCCGGCGGGTACTCCACGTTCGTGAGCCGGACCCACCACATGTCGTCGGCCGAGCCGCTGCTGTTGTCCCCGAACGCCCGCCGCAGCCGGTCGGCATAGCCCTCGATCAGCGTGGGATCGACGGCCTGGTTCTCGTCGATGTTGTCCTCGTAGGCCAGGTATATCTGCACGCGGAGGTTCACCTTGAGCATGAGTACGACGTTCTCGCCCTCGTTCTCGCTCTCCGGGTAGCAGGCGATGCGGTCGGCGCCCTCGCGGCCGTTGGCATGGAGCAACCGGTCGGCTTCCACCGACCAGCCCTCGGCCGAGAACTCGGTCTCAATGATGTCTGTCACGCGCTCGCGCGCGAGGGTCGCGGGCGCGGCCATCAGGGCATGTGCCTGGACACGATCTCGCCCATGATGGCGGACAGCTCGTCCATCGAGGCCTGCATGAACCCCCACGCGCGCACGCCAGGATGGTCTACGTGGCCCTCCTTGGCGTAGAAGTAGGGCTTCCCGGTGAGGTCCGGGCGGCCGGGCTTGTGCACGTTGGCCAGGGGCGGGCCTCCGTCGATGGGGTGGTCCGGGATGCCGTACTCGGCGCCCTCGGCCCACTCGCTGTCGGAATAGACCTCATCCCCGCTCCCGAAGACCTCCACGTACCAGGGAGCCAGCACGTTTGCTGTCGCTGCGCCCTCCGTGACCAGCTCATCAATGGCGTCGTCGGCGCCCTCCTTTGCGGCGCTCACCATGCTGCCGGACTCGTCGTGCAGTCGCCCGGTGCCGCGTACCTCCATAACGCCAAAGCTGATCACAGCACGTGCCTCCGGTACTGCCACAGGATCGCAGCAGCCTTGCCCGGGAGCGCGTCGCCCTCCAAGAGATTGATGTCGTTCGCCGTGGCGTACTGCCGGGCGACCTCAGCCACGCTCTCGCTCTGGATGATGCCCGAGGCCAGGCCCCCGCCGGACGGCGTGACCGCTTCGAAGGCGGCTGCTGTCCAGATCGTGGCGCGGATCACGTCGGCCGGAACGTCGCCGGGCCAGCCCCAGGTCGCCGTGACCGTGACCTCGATGTCGTCGCGGCCGGTCAGGCGCTGGATGAACAGGTCAAGATTGCGGGTGAAGCCCATCTCGCCGGACACGTTGCGGGTGTCGAGCGAGGGCAGGCGCAGCCAGGAGTACGCGGTGACGGCCACCGGCCCGTCACGCCTGGCCTCCCACGGGCTGAACGAGCACGCGGAGACCGCCGAGGCGTCATCGATTTCGAGTACGCCGCCGCCGTTGTACCAGTAGGTGCGGTCCTCCGTGACGGGATCGGAGTCGAAGTCCCGGTCGGTCCAGTTGAGCACAGCGACCTCGGCGGCCGTCAACGCCGCCTGGTGCGCATCGTCGTTGGCCGCATCGGTCTCCCCGATGGCCAGCTTGTAGTCTTCCAGGTCTACGAACGACACGGGCCTATTCTACCAGCAAGACCCGCCGGAGCGGGCCTTGAAGGGCTGGGGAGTCCTACTTCCCCACAGGCGCCCCCAGCAGGGTTGCGGGCAGGGATGGGGAAGATCAGTCGTCTGCGTCGAAGGTGTCCTCGGGCGAGTTGCCCGACGTGGCGTGGCCGGAGACTGCGCTGCGAGCGTCCGCGTGGACGTTGTCCGGGATCGAAACGCCGCTCTCGCCCTCCTCGCCACCGGTGGAGGTCGTGGGCACTGCGATCTTGCCGACGCCGGGAGTCGTGGTCTCTACCACGGCCGTTCCTGTGTCGCCGCCGGTCAGGAGCGTGTCGTCCGTGGTCATCTCTGCGACGTTGGTCGCAGCGTGCGCACCGGTGAATGTGACGATGTAAGGAGTGGTTCCCCCGTCGTCGCCCGGTCCACCGGAAGTCGTTAGCGAGGCGTTATCGACTGCGGTCAGCCCGCGCAGGGCGGTGAGCAGGTTGGCGGCCGACACGTCGAAGGCCAGCGCGGCGGTGGTGTCCCCGAGGCAGGTCACCGTGAAGGTGCCGCCCTCGGCGTCCACTGTGATGGTCTGCACCTCGTTGGTGCCGGTCAGCGAAGTGGAGTCGCAGGTGACGGCAGGCACGTCCGTGCCCGCGTACTGCCCGCCGAAGGTGAGCGTCCAGGGGCCGCCGTTGCTGCCGGAGACAACCACGTCGCCCGACTCGATGTTGGACAGCGCGTCGAGGCGCGTCTGCACCGTGGTCGAGGAAGCGTTGTAGGCCGTGGCGGCCGTGGTCTCGCCGTCGAAGCTGATGGTGAAGGTGCCGCCTGCGGCCTCCTTCGTGATGACCTGCACCTCGTTGGAGGCGCCGGAGCCGACGAACACCTTCTCGTCCATCGTGTAGGTGGCAACCTCGTCGGGCACGCCTAAGCCTTAGGTTCCGAAGATGGTCTCGGGATCGTCATCGTCCCGGGGCGAGTCAATCGAGCGCGCGTCGGCGTGGATGTTGTCCGGGATGGAGACTCCGTCGGAGTCATCCTCGCCACCGGACGTGGTCGCCACCGTGACGGTCCCGCCGCCGAGATCAACGTCCTGAATGGTGACCTCGGGCACGTTGGTGTCGGCGTACTGTCCGCCGAACACGACGCTCCAGGGGCCGCCGTTGTTGCCGGAGACCTGTACGTCCCCGGCGTTGATGTTGGAGAGGGCCACCAGCGCGGTGGAGACAGCCGAAGCGGCTGCGTCCTCTGCGATGGCAGCGGTCTGCTCGCCGTCGAAAGTGATCTTGAACGTGCCCGAGGAGGCCGTCGAGGTGATGACCTGAATCTCGTCCACGTTGAAGTCAACGCCAGCGAGGAGAATCTCGTTCTGCGGATACGTCGGCAGCTCGTCGCTCATGCTCAGACCCCCGAGAGGACGGTTCCACCGACGACCGAGAAGGCCTTCGGGTAGCGCGCGGCCGTGAAGCCGACCTGCTCCTCAGCCCGGAAGATCGTCTGGTTGGTGGAGAAGTAGACGTGCTTGGAGTTGTCGAGGGTGATGCCCTCGTGATCCAAGATGAGACCCTCGCTGAACGCGCCGACGATGACGCGGGACTCGTCGGTTCCACCGCCCAGGTTGGTCGGGATGTTGGCCGTCAGGTAGACGTTGACTCCGAAGAGCTGTCCGACTCCGGCGTTGAGGCCGGGAATGCCCTCGTGCGGGCGGCGGCCGACCCCGCCGGGCGGGCCGACGATGTAGGTCGTGGGGGAGTCGTCCTCGCGTGCCGACACGATGTACGCCCAGGTGCGGGGGTGCATCACGATGGCGGTGGGGGTCTCCAGGAACTCGGTGTAGATGTTCGTGATGGCCTGCTGGATGTCGTCCAGGAGGTCAACGGCGGTGCTGCCGGAGTCATCCTCGACGGCGTCCACGCCCGGGGTGTTGATGATCCCCAGCGGCTGGCCGACGCCTGAACCCTGGATGAAGGCGACCTCCTCGACAGCGCGGAGGCGCTTGGCGAGGTCGCGGTTGATCAGCGTATCGACGCTCGGGTTGCTGTCTCGCAGAAGTTGATTCGACGTGACGGCCAGACCGGCGGCGGTGAAGGTGTTTACGCTCAGCTCAGCGAAGCTGAGGTCGGCGCTGGGCTTCTCGGCCAGCTCGGCCACCCAGCCTGCCACGAGGCCGCTCTCGACGCTCGCAATGCGGAGCGTGTCCGAACTGACCTGGACCGAGCTGAACAGCGGCCGCAGGACGGCGTCCTGCTCGCGCAGCTCCAGCAGCTCGCTTGAGATCGTGGGCGGAACCAGGAAACCACCGGAGGTTCCGGTGCCCTCGGTCATCGCCTTCCCAGGCAGGCTCTCGACCCACCGCTCGCGGGCGTCGGAGTCGCCTGACTCCAGAACGGCCTTGGCGTCGCGGTAGAAGCCGTGCTCTCCACCCTCGCCGTACGTCGGCGTGTCTGCGTCGCCGTGGCCGGGAATGAAGTCGGACTGGGGCTTGCGCTGGGTCTCCAGCGCCTCGGTGAGGGACTCGACGCGGCTGTGGAGGCTCTTGAACTCAGCCTCGCGGAGTGCGGCGTCGTGCTCCTTCGTAAGTGTCTTGACCTGCTCCTCCAGCTCCTCCATCTTGGCGGTGTTGGCCTTGACGCCCTCGGCGTCGTCCTTGTCGCGCGCAGCGGTGGCGCGCTCCGAAAGGTCTTCGGCAAGCTTGTTCAGCTCGTCGAACTTCGGGCCGAACTTTTCCTCGATCTGCTTGAGCAGTTCATCCATCGGTAAGGATTACTCTACAGTGCCTTGTGACAAGCGGTCGAAGGCAGCCTCGGCCTCGTCGAACTTCTCTTCGAACCAGTCGAGCACAAGCTGCCGCTCGTCATCATCGAAGTCGTCCGGGAAGGCTTTTCCGGCCACCTGGAACAGCGTGCGGGGGTTGACCGGCAGCGGGGTGACGCTGATCTCAGCGAGGTCGGCCTGGTAGATGCGGGGGCCGTTCGGGGTGGCCTTCTTCTTGAACAGGCCGCGCACCGAGAGGCCTCGGATCGTGCCTGTCTTGACCTTGGCGACTACGTCCTCGGCCCACGAGCCGGTGGCGGGCTTATCGATCCGGGCCTTCATGAACAGGCCGTCAGGGCGGGGGTCGAGGTCCAGAACCTGCCCGAGAGCGTGGTCGTTCTTGTGGTGGTACAGCAAGACGGGGTTGGTCGCCATGAAGGTGTCGATCCCCTTCTTGAAGGCGCCGGGCAGGAACGCCTCGTCCTCGCGGTCGATGCCGAAGTCGGAGGCGAGTCCCTCGATGATGATGCTTCCGTCGTCCTCCGTTCCGGCGACAGACTTCGCGCCGGGCAGAGTTACGTCGAGGTAGAAGAGTGCTCGCCGTGGAGAGCATCAGTCAGCCGAGGCCATGATGCCCCTGGTCTTCTCGTAGTAGCGGTCGAACTGGGCGTGGCGAAGCTTGTCCTCCCAGTCGTCGTGAGGCTCCGCGTTGAAGATGAAGTGCAGCTCCCCCTCCACGCAGATCGGGCAGAGGGCGCCGGGGTGCTCGACCGGGAAGTTGGTCAGGCAGACGTTGCAGCGCCGGGCGGCCATCAAGCGTCCTTGAGGAAGCGGGGCGCGAAGTAGGCGCAGTCGCAGACCGCACACAGCTCGACTGTGCTGATGTCTCCATCCTCGTTCTCGTACGGAAACGCGACGCGGGTGTGCCCCCCGCAGCCCTGGGTGTACATGATCCCGACCCCGAGAACCTCGGGCAGCTCCTCGCCACGGCAGGTTTCGTCCAAGACCGTGCCGCTCTGCTCCTTCAGCCGCCGCTCAAAGAGCGACAGCACCTGAGGGATCGGCCGGGAGTGCGTGTGCCCTGTGAAGCCTTCTTCACTCATCAGGCACAGTCTATCAGCCGTGTCTAGCGGCGGGGCTTGCGGCGCGAGTACGAACGCACGTACACAGCCTTCTTCCCGGCGTTGGGACCGCGCGGTGAGCGCGTGTGCCCCTTCACCCGGGACTTGCGCGTCGGGTCGCCCTTCTTCCGGGCACCCCCGGAACGCTTACGGCGCTTGCGACCCTTGCGGGCTGCTCGGCGTGCCATCAGCTTGCCTCCAGTTCCTGGCGCAGTTTGCGAAGCTGTCGGCTCAGCGCCTTCTGAGCGGCCGCCGTGCTGGGAAGGCTTCCGTCCTTGGGGAAGGCTCGGGTGTTGCCGGGCTTGGGCGGCCGACCGCCTTCGCTGCCGACAGGCCGGTCTGCGTGTCCGCCGCTGGCGGCGTCCTCGTCCTCGCCCGGCAGGTTCAGGATCATGTCGTCGATCTCTTTCCACTCCGCCTTCTGGTCTTCCAGAGGCTCCAGTCCCACCTGGTTTCGGATGTCCTTGACCTGGACCCCCGGGAGGCCAGCGAGCGCCTCGGCCAGGTCGAGGCGGTCCTCGATGGGCATCACGTAGGCGTAGTCGATCTTGAACTCGACGCCCCAGGCGTTGGTTAGGCTCTTGGTGATCTGCTCCTGCAGCCGGTTGAGGAACGGGCGCATGGTCTTGTTGTCGAAGACGCGCTGGGACTCGCGGGCCGCCTGGCGGTCGGTGCTCGACCCCATCTCTCCCAGGAGCGGAGTCGGCACCCGCATCAGGCGGCAGATGCGATCCTTCGACAGGTTCTCCATCTCGACGAAGTTGGCCTCGACGGCCGTGGCGCTCATGGCGTTGAACTTGAGGCCGCGCTCCAGCATCGCCACCTTGAAGGCGTTGCTCTGGCCGCCGTAGAGGAGAGAGAACTGCCGCTTCATCTTCTCCCACGTGCTCGGCGGCACCGAACGGTCGGACTCCAGGACGCCGGTGAGGCGCGTGCCCTGCTCGTAGTACTGGGCGGCCGACTCAGTCTGGGCCAGCTCGATGTCGAACATCCGGGGGGCACCGGCCACGAAGCCCAGGCCTCGCCACGGGTTGTGGGGGTTCGGCCGCTTGGCGTGGATGATGTCGTCCGGGCTGAACTTCACCGGCTTCCCGCCGGGCGCGGTGTAGACGTAGTTGATGGGGACGCCCTTCGGCCCGATCTCGACCTCGACCAGCGGCGGGGCCAGCCGGTAGAGGGCCAGCGGCTTGCCCGAGTCGTCGATCTTGTACTTCAGCCAGATGAACTCCCCGGCCAGGAGGAAGTCGATGACGGCCAGCTCCATCATCTCGGTGTAGTCCATGAACGGGTTCGGCCGGGCCAGGAGGTTCACCAAGTCCTCGGGCGCCTCGCCCTCGATGTTGAGCGAGGTCGTCGGCTGGTCCGGCCCTGACGACAGCTCCTTGCCGTCCTTGGAGAAGTGGTACTCCGCGTTCGACGTGGTCTGGGCGTACAGATCGACGCACGCCATGAGCGTGTCGATAGCGTCCGTGCCCCCGTAGCCCTGCAGGTGGCGCGCCCCGGTCTTCCCGTCGAGGCGGCGACGCGGGGCTTGCGAGATTCCCAGGGAGGGGATCGCGTCCGTCAACGGCTCAGCCTTTCCACGGAGCGGGAGGGAAACCATGTCGGCCAACGCCTTCAGCATTGGAACCAGGGTATCAGTTGTTGCGTCCGCCAAGTCACGGGCGTTACAGTACACCACCCCCTCAAGGGGGTTGGGTGTACGTAACGTGAAGCCCGGCTGATAGAGCCAAATCTCCAGATAGGCCTTTAGGGCACTTTACAACCTCTTTTGCACACGGCCCTGCCTGGGGGCACCCCCGGCGTTTGACTTTCTGGACACGCCGGGGTATAGTGTGCCTGAGATGAGCTTGCAGAGAGACATCGACCACGCATGGTTCCAGGCAGATCGTGCCCGGGGCGAGCGCGTGGAGATGCGGTGGAGGCAGACCCCGGGTTCCACGGAGCGCGAGGCGACCATTCGCACGCTGCTCCACGAGATCACACAGGCGATGAAGCCGCTCCGCTCGGCCATCGGCAAGCTGGTGTTCAGGGACGACGAGGCCTGCAGGCACGAAGACGATCTTCGCGCTGTCTCTCAGCGCCTCCAGTACGAGCGTAAGCAGCTCAACAAGATGCTCCGATGAGCGCAGAGTCGGCCGCCCTCATCTTCATCTTGCTCCTGATTGTCTTCGCGGCCATCGGCTTCACGCTGTTCCTCAACTGGTACTGGGACAAGTACGGCGGCCCGCGTGACTGATCCGCTCATCATCGCCCTGAGCGTCTGCCTCAGCGTGGTCTTCCTGATGGCCATCGTGCTGGGCCTGGGCGTCCTTGCCACAGTAGGGGCGTCGGCTGCGGTGCTGCTCGCCTTCGCGCTCGGCGTCGCTCAACCCTAACCTCCGCCATCCCCCGGGTCCACCGGGACCATCCGATCACTTGCGTCCGGGCCATGCCCGTAGTGTACTGCCGATAGTTGCCTCGGACGCAATGATCGACTATACGCTCGTGCAGGGGCGAGCCGCCCGCCCGCCACCAAAACGGGCGGACTTCGGCGGCGCTGGCCCGGCCGCTCACGCTGCGGCTAGCCGATCACACCGTGGCGTATCACGGTGCGCGCCCCTGAAACAGGGTAGTCTAGCAGGGGTCGGATTGGTCACACAACGTAACCCGGACCCCTTCTGACCAGGTGCACCGCACCCCTATTCCCGACCGATCCAGTCGGGAAGGATTACACGCGGAGCGGGTTCCAGGTCGGCGCTGGGGTAAAAGCCCCAGTTTAGGCGACACTTTCGTACGAGTAATGGGTAGTGCCCTGCATTTCCGGCCCCTCGCGATCCCCGGGTTCCTCGGGGTGCGAGGGTGCCGGGGACGCGGGGAGCGGGGCGGAGGGAGCGCGAGGGCCCC